TCGGCTGCTCCAGTGTTTTTGTTTATATAAGCATTCACCCCTCCCGATCCTTCAACTACTACAAACGTTCCTTTTAAAATGTGTGGTGCCAACTTAACGCCACGCTCACCCCAAATTGAACACGTCACCCAGATTGTTTTCTCCGATGGTGTTGGGCCATATACTTTTTCTGTGTGTGCTACACTAAATGAACATACAGTGTTATCACCTACATTTTTTATTTCGGCATCATTGCCTACTCTACCGCTTACTATTAGTTTAATCATTGTTGTTTGTTTTGTTATTGTAGTTTAATAAAAAAGATAATACAGTGATAATTCCAGGTGGTATCAAATACATCCAATGAATATTACAATCAAATGCCATGCTTACGAATAATATCCACCATACTATTTCAGCAACGTTGGTTCTATCTATCATGCTAATGTGTTTATATGTGTTTAACAATAACACAATACTAAACAAAAAAAAATTAACAAAATAGTTTTTATTAAAATAAAATGTATATTTGTGTAAAATTATTAAAAATGACACAAAGAAAAAAGAATGTAATGATGAGTGACGAAACACATTGTTTACTTATGGAAATGAGAATGAAAATATATAGAAAGAAAGGATCGTTATTGACTATGGAGAAAGTTATCCTTTATCTATTTGAAAATCAAAGCAAAGATTAATGTGTAAGTTGCATCTATAATGTGGTTTGAGCTATGGTTTTGTGCCATAGCTTTTTTGTTTGCATAAAGGTTGCGAAGGGTGCGAATCTTTGAAAGACGGGGGGAGGGTCGAAATTTTACGCGATTGTCTATCCACTTTCGGCCCAAATTCTAAGCGAATCAATCCATTTTTTCCGAAGGGTGGTGTAAAAAAAATAATGTATATTTGTTGTATGCCAATATTGAACAATAAAAGGTATCGTAGGTTTGAAAATCCTGTAAAACCAAATACTTACAAAGATTCAGCCGATAAAAAATTTTACGGTTCTGCAATATGGAAGCGTATTAGGACTTTACAAAAAATACGGAAACCGATTTGCGAAGTTTGCGAAGCTAAAGGAATTATTACTGATTGTAGCGATGGAAATAATAATGGCATTGCGGATCACGCTATTAGATTATTACAAGGTGGGCATCCGTATGATGAAAAAAATCTATTTACACTTTGTAAAAAATGTCATAACACTAAAAGTAATATGGAAGGTAGAGGCTTTTCACCCGGTAAAATGGCTAGTATAGATGGTTATTACCTCCCGCAAAGCAAAGAGAACATTATTAAAGCTATTATAGCCAAAAATGTAAATTAAAATGAAAACACAAAAATTAAAAGAACTTCAGGGCACTTTAAAACCTAGTCGGGTTAAAAGAATCACTCCGCAACAAATAATTGCTTTAAATCCTTTTGAATTGACGGACGAAGAGCAAAATACTGTTGAATTGGTAAAAAGGCATTTAGAAAGTGCCGACGCTAGTTACAATGTTGATATAATTGCTATTAACATGCTAGCAAGATTATTGACTGTTATCCAGCATGCAGCCAATAACATCCTAAAAAATGATGGTGTAGTTGTTTATCCTAATGGTACTCAACAAATATCTCCTGAATGGACGATGTTTAAACAGTCAGTTGAGATTTATAACGATATGTCTGATAGGTTTGGACTAGATCCTAAGGCTCGTTTGAAGCTCGAATACTTTAACCGGGCCGACAAAAAAGAAGAAGATCCAATTATGAAGCTAATTAAAAACGCCTAATGTTTCAACTTGAAAATGAAAAGATAGGCGAATATGCAAGATTAGCCATTCAAAGGCATTACGATGACCTAAAAAAGTCAGAAAGCAGTAATTACCCTTATTATTACGACCAAAAGGCAGCTGATACCTATATTTCCTTTATGAAGGTGTGTAGGTTGACTAAGGGTGAATACGCTGCTATGAATGTCAATGTTATGCCATGGCAGGAGTTCTTTTGGGCTATGATTTTTGGATGGAAGCGTAAAATTGATAAAAAACGTAGATTTCGGAAAGTTTATCTTGAAATTGCTAGAAAAAACGCCAAAACCGAAACGGCAGCATTAACGGCCGTAGCTTGTTTTATACTTGACCAGGAAAAAGGAGCGGAAATATATACGGCTGCAACCACTCGCGACCAGGCTCGTATTTGCTGGGATGCTGCTAAAGTTATTTTTAACTATTTAAAAAAAGATAGTTCTGTTGTGAATAAAATGGTGCAGGTTCGGACACACTCTATTTATTCAACAAAATCAAATTCAAAGATGGTACCAGTATCTTCTGACTCAAAAACATTAGACGGGCTAAATCCGCACGTGTCTGTTATTGACGAATTTCACGCGCACCCCGATAGTTCAATAGTAGAAATCATGGAATCTGGTATAGGTAGCCGAACGCAGCCATTAATCTTAATTACCACAACCGCAGGATTTAACAAAGAAAGTCCATGTTACCAATTACGCAAAGTTTGTTTAGATATAATTAAAGGACATAAACACGATGAGGCGGTTTTCCCCCTTATATTTTCTTTAGATGAAGAAGATGACTGGCAGGATAGTAATAATTGGGTAAAATCAAATCCTTCCATGAATGTTACTATTGGAATGGGGTTTTTGCAAGACCAATATACAAAAGCCATAAATGAAGGTGCTGCAAAGCAAATTGGTTTTATGACTAAAAATCTTAATTATTGGACAAATACTCATGCGACATGGATTAATGAAAATATGTGGAATGAGTGCCAAATGGATATTAAGGAAGACTTTTTATTAAAACGTCCAGCATTTGGCGGCTTAGATTTGGCGCAAACAGTAGATATAAGTGCATTTTGTTTGTTTTTTCCTGAATTTGACGGTAAACCAGCTTTTTTGTTGTGGAAATATTGGATACCTGAAGAAAATGTAAAGGAAAGGAGCCTTAGAGATGGCGTTCCTTACATGGATTGGGCTTTAAATGGAAGCATAAAGGTAACGAATGGTAATATAGTAGATAACGATGTTATAATCAATGATATTTACCTGTTATACCAAAAATACAATATAAGAAGTTTGGCTTACGACCCATGGAGGGCTACTCACGTTGTAATTTCACTACAAGAAAGAGGGGTAAATGTTAAGCCATTCCCACAAAGTTTTCCGGAAATGAATACTCCTATTTGCGAATTTGAAAAAATGATAACAGGCAAAAAGATATTTCACAATGGAGATCCAGTTGCAAAATGGATGCTATCAAATGTGGCGTTGATTATTAATTCTACAGGCTTAGTAAAATTTGACAAAAGGAAATCTAATGAAAAAATAGATGGCATGGTTGCGGCTGCTATGGCTATTGGTGAGGCTATTGACCCAAAAAATAAAATTAATTTGGATTTTAATCTAATTATTGGATAAATTTTTTATTTGCTTAATAAGTTTATTATATTCATCTTTGTAGTATGGAGTTTATAAATAAAATAGTAAAGTTTATAAAAAGAAGTAGAATTTCCAATTTAGGGCCCGCTAAAGATTGGAAATTGTATCAAGAATTATTTGGCACCAACCAAAGGCGTGTATCTTATGAAACTTCATTATCTATTCCTGCTTACTTTAGGGCTTTATCTATTTTATCGGAGCAAATAGCAAGTTTACCTTTTTCTATCTATGAATTAAAATCAGATGGGAACGTGGTTGAGGCTATTAATCACCCAATGTATAGCTTAATTAAATATAGACCTTCAAAAAAATACGATACTTTTAGTTTTAGGGAAGCCATTGTTAGGCAAGCCGTAAACGGTTCAATGTCCACAAAATCGGGTAATGTTCTTATTATTCCTAATAGAAATCAGGCAGGTAATGTTATTGATTTGGTTTTGGTTGATGAACCGTGGGAAATGTACAAGATTAACGATGAATTTTATTATAAGCTAGAATCTAATAATGAAATTTATAGCCAGTCCGAAGTACTTCATATAAAATCATTTAGCGATAACGGATATTGGGGTAAAAGCCTTATTGAGGCAGGAAAAACTACATTTTCGAGGGCTTTACACGAAATTGATTACGGAAATGATGTTTACGCAAAAGGTACAAATCTTTCTGGTACTGTTGAAACCGATATGATTTTAAACGAAGATCAATTAAACGCAATAAAAAAAGGTTGGGCAGATAAATATTCGGGTCCAAACAATCAACAAGGCGTTGCGTTTTTACAGGCTGGTTTTAAATTTAAACCAGTATCTTCAAAATTAGATGCAGCCGATATTGACGCAAGAAAGTTAACTATTGAAGATATTTCAAACCTTACTGGCGTTCCGGGCTTTCTTTTGTTAGGGCAAAACAATATTTCGGCAACTAACATAGAAATATTAAATAGAATCTTTGTTCAGTACACTTTAAGGGCTTGGACTAAGCGAATAGAAAACGAGTTTAATACAAAATTATTTCCACAAAAGGACTGGGGTAAATACTTTGTTAAATTAGATTTAGACGAGTTGTACAGAGGTGATGTTATGGCTAGAGCAGAATTTTACACTAAACTTTATAATATTAGAGCAATTGCACCAAATGAAATTAGAAATCTTGAAGGATTTAATCCCTATGAAGGTGGAGATAAATTTGGCATGCCATTAGCATCTAATAGTAAAGAAGTTAATAATGAAAATCAAGCTAATGGAGCTGCAAAATAATAAATCAATGGAAACAAGATATTTTAATATTGAATATAAAAGCCTTGAAAATAATGAAATTCAGGGTACAGCATCGTCTTTAAATTCTGCCTATGATATGGGGTATTTTGACGAAGCTATAGATGAACATGCTTTTGATGATGCTGATTTTTCGGAGGCAGCCGCTTTATTTAATCATGACCAAAATATTGTACTTGGTAGGGTTAAAAACAAAACTTTAAAGATTGAGGTAAAAGATAAAAGTCTTGTTTACACTATTAATCCTCCTGAAACATCTGCAGCTAAGGACGTAATGATTTTAATAAACAGAGGTGACATTTATCAATCTTCCTTTGCTTTTGATATTAAAGATGATGGTGATTTATGGGAAATAATAGAAGGACGATGGAAAAGAACAATTAAGAAAATTAACAAAGTATATGATGTTTCACCGGTAACTTACCCAGCTAATCCAAATACTACTGTAGCTTCAAGAAGCATGGAAAGACATATTCAGCAAAATGAAAAAGCGGAATGCAATTTCACAGAGTTTGTTGAATTTTTAAACAATTTAAAAAAATATTAACATGTTAAAATCCGATGAATTAAAGCAGTCGCGTTCCGCTAAAATAGAAGAAATGCGATCTTTAATTTCTGCCATTGAAACATTAGGGGCGAATGCCAACGATGAACAAAGGTTGAAATTAACAACTATTAGGAACGAGGTTACTAATATTGAAAGTGACATTGAAAATCACTTGATGTTAGAAGCCGAAGCTAAAAGAATGGCAGCTCCAGCTACTAGGGGTAACGAAAACAAAATTAGCGATGAGCAAAGAGTAAAGAAAAATTACTCATTTCTTCGTGCCGCTAATTTAGTAGCCAATAACAAAAACTTAGACGGCTTAGAGTTAGAAATGCATCAGGAAGCTGAAAGAGAATTTAAGCAAGCTGGTATTTCTGCTTCGGGAAATCTTTACATTCCTAAAATGATTGTAAAGAACGAAAAAAGAGATATGACTGTTAGCTCCGCGGCTGGTGGTGGTAATACTGTACCAACTATTTTAGGGGATTTGATTCCATTTCTTGACCCTAGATTAGCAGTCATTCAGGCAGGTGCTACTTTGTTAACTGGATTGACGGGTAACTTAGATTTTCCTAGAAATGATGCTGCGGCTACAGCGGTTTGGGAAACAGAAAATTCTGCCAACGATGAAACAAGCCCAACTTTTGATAAAATTAGCATGTCACCTAATCGTTTAGGTGCATTTACTGATATTTCAAAACAATTGCTTGTTCAATCGTCTATTGACGTGGAAAACTTTGTAAGAAATCGTTTGAGCGAAGCAATTAACAGAGCATTGGATTATGCTTTGATTAATGGCGATAATTCCACACAGCCATTTTACGGTATTTTAAACACAGTTGGCATTGGTTCAGTTGCTATTGGTACAGACGGCGGGCCGTTAACTTACAAGCACATTATTGACCTTGAAACTGCTTTAGCTGTTGATAATGCTGATTTTGGAACATTAGCATACCTTACTACTCCTGGAGTAAGAGGATTTTTAAAGAATACTGAAAAAGCTTCTGGCACTGCCCAGTTTGTTTGGTCAGATGGCGCGCCTCCTGTTGGTCAACAAGGAATTAGAACTGATTTGTTAAATGGGTACCGTGCTTATGTATCAACGCAAGTGCCAAACAACCTTACTAAAGGTGGAGGTACTGATTTACATTCAGTAATTTTTGGAAACTTTGCCGAGTTGCTTATTGGTCAATGGGCTGGATTGGACGTTGTGGTAGATCCTTACTCATCTAGCAAAAACGCACTGGTTACTATTGTTGTTAACTCATGGTGGGATGCTGCTGTACGTCACGCTGCTTCATTTGCAGCTATTAAAGATGCAGATATTACTGGCATATAAAAATTAAAAAATGAAGAATATTTTAATTGGTTTGTTTGTTTTTGCCGCTATTGGATTGACGGCTTTTGTAAACGACCGAAGCAAAACACTTGATGCAAATTACGACGATGCTTCAAGTACATTTTACAGCTATTCGGTAAGTGACACAATCACTAACACTGAAATAGACACTATTACTATTCCTGTTAGCTTGTTAAGCCCTTGGAGCGGTTATTGGTCTATTGTAGCTACTAATTTGTCTGGCACTACTTATATTTTGCCTACTGTATTACAAGCTGCAAGTTCTACCGATTATACTAGCGTTGCAACTTTAGACACTTTAAACGTAAACGGTTTAGTGCAATCTAATGAAGATGCTATAATTGGTGGTACAAAATATAGATTAGTGTTAACTGGTGTTGGTACTCAATCAACCAAATATACTGCCTACTTTGTAGCTAAAAACCCATAAAATGAAAGTGAGATTTATAAAATCTCCTTCAGGTTCGCCTCATTTCCTTGGTTATTTCCAGGGGAATGAGGCAGAACTAAATGAGATTACGGCAAAAGAATTGATTAGGCTAGAAATTGCCATTGAAGTAAATGATAAGCCAAAAGAAATAGAGGCTAAAACAATCATTGAAAATAAAAGTAGCACCAAACCCAAAAAAGCTATTAAGAGATGAAACCTTGGAGAGTTACCGTTGACCAGACAAATGAATTATGGACTTTATCCGAAGTCAAAAATTATTTAAAAGTTGAGGACACAGCGGACGACTCTTTAATTACTACTATTATTAAAGGTGCTAGGGAAGCTGTTGAGGCTAGACAAAATATTAGCACTTTAAATAAAACGATTGTACAAAGATTAGAAAGATTTCCATCTTCTTACAAAGTAGCTACTGATTACGAAAATGTAATTAAATTATTAGTTTACCCGGTAATTAGTGTTACTTCAATTACCTACTTAGATGAAAATGGCAATAGCCAAACATTACCACAAAATTTATACGAAGTTGACACATATAGAGGGATAATAGGTGAAGCAGTTGACCAGGACTTTCCGGATACTTATCTTTCATTAAATGATGTTACGATAACTTATGTAGCTGGTTTTGGCACAAGTGCAACAAGTTGTCCAACTGATATTAGAATAGCTATTTTAAAAATGATAGCAAACATTTACGAGAATAGGACAGACAGTGTCTATAAAATGCCTACCGCTTCGGACGTTATGTTAAATCGACACAAATATGACTGGGTATAATAAGAATGAAGTTATAGGTAAAATGAGGGATCGGATTATCCTTCAAAATGTTACACGTACAAAAACGTTAACGGGTTTTACAACCGATACATGGACGAACACAGCTACTATTTGGGCTTATATTGATAGTAAATTATCACGCTCAAATGAAACAGTAATTGAGGGTAAAAATACCGTTAAAAATGTAATTGAATTTACCATTAGGTATAATTCAAGTATCACCGAGGAATCAAGAGTAATTTTTAACAACAAAGTATATCAAGTAAAAAATTTAGCCGTAAGTCATGATAAGCGATTCATTGACTTTACGGGTTTTTATTTTGATAGCTACGCAACCGTTTAATTATGTTTATTAGTCAATCAAAATTAAACAACCTTAGAAAGCTTCAATCGCAAACACAAAAAAAGCTCACTAAGAAAGGTGTTTTATTTGCTATTTATAACATTGCGGAAGCTGTTGTTGAGCTTGATAATTTAATGAAAAATATCACTGTTGAAAAAAGAAAAGAAATTCAAAAGGCTGCCGAACCAGTAGCCTTAGCGACATATAGGAGTTTTGTACCTGTATCTAAAAAACCACATTATTATTATATTAAAGGTCAGGGTTTAATGTATGGAATTAGTCCTGGAAATTTACGACGTTCTATAAAAATTATTTCGGACGTAAAGAATTTAGAAAAAAGTCAAACTTCCTTAATTGGGCCTTTATATCAAGTACAAGGAAGAGGAGCAAAGTTAGACAATGAAATGACTACCGATGGATTTTATGCACACATGGTGTACGGGAATACAAGGGGATGGGTTAAAAAAGTAAAGAACAAAGCTGAAAGAGCTGCTTCAATGGCTGTTATTCAAAAAATGTCGCAAGAGGCAATAAGAGTAACAAAAGAATATCCGCGTAAATTTTGGGAAATATGATAGGTAAACTTATTTATGGTAGATTGTCAACGGCTTCAAATATAACTGCCATTATAGGTACTAATATCTATCCAGATATTACGCCTCAAAATGTTGATTATCCATTTATTGTTTATTCTATTATTAATAGCAATCCAGTTGATTTTAAAGACGGACAAAGTAATTTAGAAGAAATTGATTTGCAAATTGATGTTTATACCCAAAACTACGACACTACTCAAAACTTAGCTAATTTAATTAGGAATAGATTGGACAGATTTGTTGGCACAGTTGAAGGTGTTGAGGTGCAAAGTATAAGATATATGAGCTCTGACAGTCAGGTATATAATGCTAATTTAAATGTTTACTGGATGAGTATTGATTTTATGATAAAAATGAAAAGATAATATGAAACTAAGGCTTTTAAAGGAATGGAATGGAAAAGCAGCTGGTAACACTGGCGTTTTTTTATCCGAATACGGGGAACAAATGATTAAGGATGGTTTTGCAGAACTACTTGATGAAGATTATGTGGTGGAAAATATGCCTAAAAAAGAAGAGGTAAAACAAGAGCCTATTTACATTCCTATTCCGGTACCTTCCGAATATTTCCAAAACGAAGAAGAAGAAAATATTACTAAACAAAAAAATAAATAAATATGGCAACTACTGGCATAATTAATGGTACGTTGATGCGACTATACAAAGATAGTACTGCTATCGGTTACGCAACTTCCTGCCAAATGAACATTTCATCTGCAATGCGCGAAATTCTTACAAAGGATAGCGCGGCTGGTGGATGGAGGGAAGTAAAGAAAGGACAACTTTCTGGAACACTTTCTACGGAGGCTTTGTATGCAGGCCCTGGCGATGCTTCAACAAACTATTTGTTTGATGACCTATTTACCGACCTTGTAGCAGGTACCGAATTGACTATTAAGTTTACTACCGACGTTGTGGGCGATAATGTTTATACCATGAGTGCCATTTGTACATCATTAGACTTAAACGCTGGGGTGGAAGAGAATGTAAGCTATTCAGCTTCATTTGAAGTTACGGGTGCGATTGTGAAAACTACTAAAGCATAATTTTAAAAATTACCTAAAATGAAAACAATAAAAATAGCTAATGCGGACATTCCAATTAAATTTGGTATGTTCGTTTTAGGTACATTTTTAAGGGAGAGGAAACTTAAATTAAGTGACCTCTCCCAACTTGGCGAAGATCTTCTTTTAGCCCTTGAACTTGCTTTTGCAGGTGTTCAACAAGGGTATAAAGTTAAAGGAGAAAAATGTCCTTACGATTTACAATCCTTTTGCGATTTAGTTGATACTGATATGGGCGGCATAGCTCGTATAATGGAAATGATTTCAAATGAGATTTCACCTCCTGAAGATGAGAGCCAAAAAAACGTAGTAGCGAAGGCGGAGAGCTTACCCTTGAATACATCGAACGGTTTTGTTTCGGAGTTTTAAGATTTCCTCCTTCGCAATACAATGAAATGAGTTTTAAAGAGGTTGTTATTGCTATGCAAGGTTATAACAATTACTTTGAACAACAGCAGCAAACAGAATGGGAAAGGATACGATGGCAGACAACACTTTTATTAAATGTCCATACGGCAAAAGGTAAGAGCTTAAAGCCAAAAGATTTAATCGAATTTCCCTGGGAGTATCCTACAAAAAAAGAAACTAAAAGAAGTTTGACAAATAATGACAAAACAATATTTGACAAATGGGATAAAGAAGTATAAATGGCAATAGGTAAACTACTTTTAAAGCTGGGGATTGATACCACTAATCTCGATAAAGAGTTAGGTAAGGTAGAAAAGTCTATGACAAGATTTGGACAAAATATGTCTAATCTTGGTTCAACTTTAACCCAGTCATTGACATTACCTATTATTGGTGTAGGTGCTGCTGCTTTAAAATCTTTTGCGGATATGGAAAAACTGCAAAATGGTTTAGTTGCCATTATGGGAAGTAGTGAAGGAGCTGCCATTGAATTAGAAAAACTACGAAAAGTTGCTGAAAATCCTGGTCTTGCTTTGCCTGAAGTTGTTAAGGCTTCGGCTTCATTACAAAGTGTAGGAATGAGTGCCGACGCTGCAAGGGAAACGATTACACAATTTGGTAATGCTGTAGCAAGGGCAGGAGGTGGAGCGGAACAGTTTAGCGGAGTAACTTTAGCTTTAAGTCAAATAAGCGCGGTTGGTAAGGTAACACAAGAGGATTTAAATCAAATCAAAGAAAGGCTGCCAGAATTTGCGCGTGTAATGAAAGAGGAATTTGGCACTGTTACCGCTGAAGGAATTAGAGCTATTGGTGTAAGTAGTGAGGAATTTATAACGCGTTCGGTATCGGCTTTAGGTAAATTAGAACGTGCCAATGGAGGCTTGGGTAATGCTTTTGATAATCTAAAAGATAACGTTACAAATAGTTTAGCTGAACTTGGAAAAGCTATCAATCAAAGTTTAAATTTAGAGGCAGTATTTACGGCATTATCTGAAAAGATAAATTATTTAGTAGAAGGTTTTAAGTCATTAACTCCAGAAACACAGGGATTTATTGTAAAGGCTGCTTTAATTGTAGCGGCTATCGGGCCTGCAATATTTATAGTTGGTAAATTAATTACAACATTTGGCGCACTTGTTGGAACTATAAGATTAATAAGAAGCACTATTTTATTAATGAGTGCTACAATATCTAAGGCTTTTGCTTCTATTCTCGCTAATCCTGTTATTCTTGCGGTTGTTACCGCCATAGCTGCCGTTGGTGCCATTGCTTTGTATGTTTACGATAATTGGAAGGCATTTAGCGATAATTTTAAAAACATTTGGATAAATATTAAAAACTCCGTAATGCAAGGAGTTACTTTTATTGTCGGCAAATTAGATACGCTTCAAAAGTTTTTAGGCGTTCAATTATTTGATTTGTCTGGTATGACAAAGTATCAAGAAGAACAAAGAGTAGTTGCAGCGGAATTTAAAAGCATTGGTGAAACAGTTGACAGTCTTAAAGGTAAATTTAAAAGTTTATTTGTAGCTACTTCAAAATCAGGAGGCAAAGGAGGTGCCGTTGTACCTGAAAATATTATAGAACCAACAAGTACAACAACAGGCGGAGGCATGGGAGGTGGCGCAAGTCCCGTAACTGCAATTACGGCTCAATCTACAGGTATAACAAATATGTTACCTACCTTGGATTTATTGGCTATAAAATTAGATACAGCATCTGCAAGTAATCAAAGATTAAAAGAAACAAACGAAGAAGTTAAAAATTCTTTTGTTTCTACTGAAGCTCAAATGATGAGTTTTGGAAACACAATGACAAGCGCGTTAATTGCGGCTACAGATGCTTTTGCTAATTTAGCGGTGCAAGGTGAAACTGATATGAAGAAGCTAGGTAGCGCAGCCATGCAAGCCGCTAGAATGATTATTAGCGCATACATAAAAGAAGGTGTAGCAGGTATTATAAAAGGTATATTGGGCGGCCCGTTGGGCAAAACTTTAGGGCCTGGTGCTTTAGCCGTAGCAGGTGCGGCTGGTGCAGGTGCAGCGGTTTTATTTAATACAATGATAAATAAAGTTGCTCCTCCAAAACTTGCGCAAGGTGGTTTAGCATACGGCCCAACTATGGCAACCGTAGGTGATAATAGAAATGCAAGGGTTGACCCCGAAGTTATCGCACCTTTATCAAAATTAAAGGGAATGTTAGACGGTGGCGGATCACCTTACATTTTAACCACCAGAGTGGCTGGAAGTGATTTGTTGGTAATCATGGAAAAAGCTAGAAATATTAATTCAAGAATAAGATAATGGCTGCAAGATATACATCTACATTTTATTCAGAAAAAGGTCGTAAATATTACCTAGTAATAGATGACAGTACTTTTTCAGGAATGACATACGATATAGATGTTACAGGAGCGCAAATAGAATGGCAAGCCGATGTTGAAAACGGTTTAGAAAGATACGCACCAATAATAGGAAGTAATTTTAAGTTTACTTTTATTATTGACACAGAACAAAAACAATTATTATTAACAGACTTTTTAACGGCACCAGAAGGTAGATTTACTATTCAATTAATAGGTTACGACACATCCAATACACCAAACTTTTATTGGTATGGTTATATTTTAGCTGATTTAATTGAGTTTGATGACATTCCATTAGAGATGGGATATAACTACACCATAAATGCTATTGATGGTATAGGGTGGTTAAAAGGAATTGATTATAAGCCAGACGGAAGCGATGTTTATCAGGGTGACGACACTATTATTAATCATGTAAATAATTGCCTTCAAAAACTTACCTACGTTCAATCGATTTACGGCACTAATATAGGCGTTTTGGCTAGTGCTTTTCAGTGGCATGAGGATTCATGGACGTATGATAGTGCTATAGACCCGCTCCTTAGAATGAGGGTAAATCATAAAGTTTTTTATACCATAGATAGTAAGGGTAATTATACCTATATGAAGTGCTATGACGTTTTAAAAAGAATGATGGTGCCATTGGGATTAAGGTTCTTTTTTTCCGATAGGAAATTCTTTATGGTTCAGCCAAATACTTATTTAGATTCAGCCGTTACAATCAATATTTATTACTTAACATCTACTTTATTACAGCAAAGTAGTTTTCAATCAACTATTAAAAATGATAACTATTCTGAAACAAATAAGATGCTTCGTTTTAGCGGAGGTAAATGGGGATATTACGGGCATATAAAAGATTTAGATATAGAATACGAACACATTGCATCTGTAAATTTACTGTCAGGTAAAATATTTAATAATTTAAATACTGAATTTTTTAACTCAAAGGATTTAGATTTTAATAATGATGAAGCTACTATAACATTTACTTCGGTAATGAAATATAGGGATAGTCAGGTAGGTTCAAGTACTATTGCAGAACATATAGTAGAAGGATCTTTTGTTATTGAGTTAAGACCTATTGTAGTGCCATTAATAGATTTTTTAACGGCAAATAGACCTCCTGAAATTACCACATGGACATTAGGCAGCGGATGGACTTTTTCCGATGGTAGTGGAGCTGCTTTAGGTCATGCAAAAGCAACCAACGCAACTGGTGATTTGGTTTATACTAATTTTACTCCTACAAATGGTGCGACTTATTATGTATCTTTTGGTATTGAGGTTACAAGTGGAACGCTTGTTTTAAAAATGGGTGGCGATACTTTTAGCATTACAACTACCGGAGAATATTATGAAAGAATTGTTTGTATTTCAACGCAACAATTAACCTTTGACCCTAGCGGCACATTTAACGGAAAAATTAATTACGTCAAAATTAATCATGTAAAATACTGGCTAAAAAGAGATATTACTTATAATGGATTTCAGCATACTTTTTCTGCTCAAAGTTGGGAAACTACATTTAGTTATTATAAATTTATTATACCGGGTGGAGCGACTACCTTACCTGCTGCAGGTGGTACAGTTGATAATATTATCGTAAATTGGACTACCCCAACAATGCCTGAAAGTGGAGACGTTGGTGTAAGGTTTTTATTAAGTAGGATTCAGACGGCAACAGGAACGGATTTACTTACAAGTTATTTAAAATTTTACGAGTTAGGTAATTTGTTCATGGAACATTTAGCGGCTGGAAATTTAGGAGGTCAAAATGATGTTATTGTTTATGGTTCTTTTAATAATGACACAAGTAGCATAAGCGTAAAAAAACGGGTGTTCATTGGTGATGGACCATCATTAGGTTCCCCGGGTGCTATCAGGGTAAAAAACGATAGTAACACATGGCAAATAACCGATGGGACTGGATGGCGTGTAAAAAATATAGGTGACGGAAAAAACATTAATCAATTATTGGTAAATGAAATTATTAAAGGTCAGTTATTTCCAGTAAGAAAAATGCTTAATATGTCTTTTCAGGTTTTAGACAATGATAATCCATGGTATCCTCACGTAGCCATTGAAAATAACGATATTAAATTTATCATGGAAACGGCTACTATGGAATTAAAAAGCGATATAGTGCAAGGTACATTTATTGAAATTATAGACCAGTCATAATGCCATACACGGAAAAAACAGTATTATTTAGAGGATTAGATTTTGATTCGGGTAGAACGCCAAATCATTCGGCTGGAGGTGTTGCCGGAACAGGATCTATAACGCCAACAAATAGCACGCCAAATACACAGAATAGTAGTGTTACAAAGGTGTTTAAAGAATCCTTTTTAGATAGCTATACAGCCATTTTAACCGTTACAAAAAATGCAGGCGTATTGCCTTTAAATTTAGAGCAATTTTTAATTTTCCAAAATGGCCAGGAATTAATTAGTAGTCAATTTTCCGTTGCTGGGTCAGTTATAACAATAGATTCATCTACTCATTACGATGGTTCTAATTATGTCATATTTTTTATAATTGTATAATGAAAGAAATTAAGGCACCAAAAAAAGAAAGAAAGTTTTTAAAAGCCATTGGCAATATTGGTAAAGTTTTAGCGGAAGAGTTAGTTATGGGAATAGCAAGAAAGTTTATCGGCAAAGCCATTGACAAAGTAGGCAATAAAAAACAAAGGCTTGTTATTGCTTTTGTTGTTTTGGCTTCATCATTTGTATTTGCCCAATTTCCTACAAATACCAATAAGCAAAGATTAGGTTTCCAGACGACCGCGGATGGTTTAGTTTGGCGCGGTTCAATCTCCGACACTGCAAACATTCAACCGGTATCAAACCAAAACGCATGGGTAATTCTTGATACCGTTAACCTTAAAATATATTCATTTGATTTTACATCGAATGTTTGGAATCAAGTTGGTGGTAGTGCTTTTACCCAACCAATAGATTCGTTATTTTTTAAAACAAGTGTACCTCCTAACAACGTGGATACGGCTAAAATGCGATGGGATTATGAGTTGGGTACAGTGGTTTTAGGAATGTACGATAAAGTGCCAAATGAAATTGGATTTAAAAACTTTTGGCTTGTAAAAAATCAAACAGGCTCAACCATTACAAAAAATAGCCTTGTTTACGCAAGTGGAACAGTTGGCGCAAGTGGCAGGATAACAGTTGCAAAATTCATAGCCAACAACACAATAGATGCAAAATATTTACTTGGAATAACTGCTCATGATTTAACGGACAATGAAGACGGATACGTTATTTCCTTTGGCAAAATAAGACAAGTCAACACTGATACCTTTGCGGCTGGGGCTATTCTTTATCCTTCGCCAACGGTAGCAGGTGTTTGGACGGACGTTGAGCCAGTTGCACCAAATCTTGACATGCCTATTGGCTTTTGTATTAATTCAAGTTCAAATAATGGTACAATTGCCATTAGGGTAGCATCGGGTTATAAATTATCAGAGCTTCATGATGTTGCTATTTCTTCACCAGTTACAAATGCTTCTTTATATTATTCAGGTGGATTATGGATAGATACAACCGCGGCTCTTTTAGTAAGTGATACGGCTGCAATGTTAGCCAACTATGCCACTAAAGCATACGCAGACACAACGGGTAGATTTTACGCGCGTCAAGATTTTACAAATGTTTCCTCAAGTACTTTAGTTTGGACACAAAGTGACACATTAGTAGTAGGTGGCGTAAATGTGGTGCAAGTTTACCGTAATGGACAAATACTTTTACCTACCCAATACACGATACCAACCAATGCCTCCGTTGTCATTGGTGCAACTGCTTATAAAGTGGGTGAAAATTATACCGTGATTTTTCCACGTGGCGGTGGTGCTGGTTCGGGTGGAGGATCGGGCAGCCTTACCTCAATTTCAGGTGGTACAGGAATACTTGTATCACCTGACCCAATAACAACAACGGGCACGGTGTCGGCTGATTTATCTGTTTTAATGGAATTAACAGATACAAGTTTATTAAACCTTACTACAAGATTTGCATCAAAATTAAATCCATCTGACACTATATCTTTATCAAATAGAATAGATGCAAAAGGAACGGGCACTGTAACAAGTGTTGGCTCTGGTTTTGGTTTACTTGGTGGTACAATTACCACGACGGGAACTTTGCGTTTAGATACCACAACCATTTACGCAAGGTTGCAAGATTCTATTAATGTAGCTATTGGGAATGATACTATAAAGATTTTAAAACAAGAATATCAAGCAGCCTTATCAAGTGTTTTGACGTGGACGATAACGCCTAAATTTCCTATTCAATTAAAGGCGTATATTTTGGTGTTTAGGAATGGACAACTATTAAACAATGACCAATATAACTTAACGGATACTAATAAAATTACCATTGTTTCCACGTCATTTAAAGTGGGTGCAAATTACACCGTCGCAACCGTTAGCGGTATTGGTTCAATAAATACAGGTGTGTTTCCAAATCCTGTTTACCCAGATGCAGGTATAGCATTGTCAACTGGTTCAACGTGGGCTTCATCTATTCCTAATAATTCAGTTAATTGGAATACCGCATTTACCGATAGACTAAAATGGGATGGAGGTAGCATAGATTTAGTAGCATCTACGGGAAGAACAAGTTTAGGCGGCACTACAATAGGACAATCAATGTTTACTTTAACTAATCCTTCTGCAATAACTTTTCCGAGGTTTAACGCTGATAATACTGTTTCGGCTTTAACGGCTGCCAACTTTCGGAGTGCTATTGGTGCAGGTACTGTCACAACTGTAAATGCTGCAAGTACTTCGGGTAATCCAATTTCAATAGATAATAACACAACTACTCCGACAATAGAATTACTAAGTGCAACTAGCGCAAGAAATGGGTATTTAACCTCAACCGATTGGACTACATTTAATAACAAGCAAGCTGCCTTAGGATTTACGCCAGCAAATAGCACAATAAACATAGCAACAACCGCACCATTACAAGGTGGAGGTAATTTGACGGCAAATAGAACATTATCAATAACACAGGCAACAACCTCCGTAAATGGTTTTCTAACCTCAACTGATTGGAATACCTTTAATAATAAAGTAAATTTATCCGATACTTTAGATATGTTATCTCCATACTTTCGAGATGCTGATACATCTTTATTAAACTTAACTTCCAGATTTGCGGCAAAACAAAATAATTTGACTAACCCAGTAACAGGAACGGGAACGACAAATAACTTACCTTTATTTACAGGCACATCTACATTAGGTAATTCTGTCATTCAACAATCAAGTAATAATATTGGGATTAATACCACTCCTTTTGCCTCATTGACTTTAGGTCAGGGTAAAAATATAATGTTAGATGCAAGTTCAAATAATGTTCCTCGGTTATTATTTTACGAGTCATTTGATAGAAATGAAAATGATGTTCAATTTGGTGCAAAAATTCAATATCATTCAATTAATGATAGATTAGAATTTGTAATGCGCGATTCATTTGCAGGCGACCCGAGTGGCGATGAATTGGCAATTTCAATTGTAAGACAAACGGGAAATGTTACTATTCATAAACCAACAACTTTGTCAAGTACCCTTGCGGTAACAGGTGGTACAACTTTATCTAATCTTTCGGGTGTTGGCGATAGAATGGTAGTCGCTAATAGTAGTGGATTGTTAAGCACTCAAACAATACCGAGTGGCGGTGGAGGTACGGGTACCGTTACAAGTGTAGGTTTAACCGCGCCCTCTATATTTACCGTAAGCGGTTCCCCAGTTACAACAAGTGGCACTTTAGCCCTTACATATAGTGGCACGGCTTTGCCTTTATTAAATGGAGGTACGGGTGCAACGACAGCCGATGGAGCATTGACAAATTTAGGCGCAACGGCACAGGGTAAATTATTACTTGGGCTTCAAAATACCGTATCTGATAAGTTTATTAAAGTAAATACCGATAACACAATAACACTTTTAAACGCAGCTGATACCAGAACGGCTATTGGGGCAGGAACGGGAACAGTAACAAATGTAAGTGGGACTGGCGCTATATCTGTAGCCACAGGAACAACTACACCTGTTATAAGCATAGCAGATGCGTCAGTTGCAACGGCAGGCGTAATGACTACAAATGCACAAGGATTTATTGGTGATAAACAATTTTATAGTCCAATTACTTTTTGGGATATAGCTTTTTTTAAAAATTACAGCTATCAGGCGACAAGATTAGCGGGACTATCTTCTACAGATAGATTTGCTACAGTTACTTTAGGTACAGGTTTAACCTTATCAAGTGGCGTACTTTCTGCATCAACAGGTGTAACAAGCGTTACTGCAACTAATCCTCTTGCATCTTCGGGAGGTGCTACGCCTAATATTACCATTACAGATGCTGGAGCAAGTGCATCGGGCGTAGTAAATACAACTACTCAAAGTTTTGCAGGAAATAAAACATTTACGGGGACTATTAACGTTTCATCTACGGGAACTTTTGGAGGCAGGGTAAATACTCCATGGGTTGAAAGAACATACACATCATCTACGGCAACATCATTGACAGTTAGCGTAAATACTACATGGTTAAACATACATCAAGATAACACCGTTACACTTACATTGCCAAATGCAGCTACTTATCCTGGCAAAGAATTAATAATAAAACAAACGGGCAGTGGAAATGTATTATCTGCATCCTCAAATATAATTGGTTTTACAACTGCATTTAATGGTGCAACACAAACAGCAATTATAGCTCCTGCTTCTTATAGATTTGCAACACTTGTAAGCGATGGAACAAATTGGATTATTATGCAAAGAAATAATTAAAAACATAAACATGAAACAACTCCTTCCCCTTTTCCTCCTCCTTTTCCCTTACCTTGCCTTGGCACAATATCCGAGCAATGGCAATCAAAAGATAACATTGGGCGAACAGACCACCGCGGACGGGCTTATTTTTCG